ACCAAGAGGGCGCAGTAACGGCATTGGGATTAGCATTAGCTGGAGTAATCGGGGTATTCTTTCCTGATAAGATCAAATGAGTGTACGGTGTGAACATTGCTTGAGTGAGCAGCAAATAGACGATATAGCAGAAAGAGCAGCAATAAAAGCAGTAGAAAAGATAACACAGCAGATTTATAGGGATATTGGACATACTGTACTTTCCAAGTTTTTTTGGTTAGTTGGTGCATCATCAGTAGCAGTTTATTTTTGGTTACAGTCAAAGGGAATATTGCCTAATAGCCATTAAAAAACATATACTTATGCGTTAAAATAAAGTACAATTTACATTTATTTTAACGCAATAAGAGAGCGAAATGACAGACTTTAACCTTAATGATTTTGATGAATCCATGCTTGATTTAGGCGACATAGACGGGCAAGAAGCTTCGCAGGAATTTAAAAAGGTTAAAAACAGTTTTGCAAGGGTTAAGCGATACACACGGCCAAGGACAGCAAAATATAAGTTTGCTCAAGAATTAGTAAAAGACATTGGAGATATAGCCGAAGGAGATCACATAAACGCAATTGTTAGCGGAAATTTTGTGTCAGGTGACTTAATAGAGTCTTATCTATTCGATAATAATTTGATGGCCGAGGAGATAATAATTTCAACGCTATCAATGAGCAGGGAGAATGTTGATAGCTTAAGGAATGTACAGGAACACAGGCTAAACGGAGTTATGGGCTTGATAGTTAGTGACTTCTTTTTTAGCCATGAGAGAAAGTCAGGGATTGAGGACATTGTTAATAACTTGGGTGATGATAAGTTTGCTCTAGCTGTGGCAGGGATTCATACAAAGATCACGCTTATTAAAACAACATGTGGTAAACATATCGTAATAGGGGGTAGTGCTAATTTGAGAAGCTCATTAAATATTGAACAAATTACAATTGATAACTGCCCTATCATTTATGCTTTTCATCGTGAATGGATGGCAGGTATTTTAAACACATACCAAGCAACACATGAAATGTTAAGGCGTGAAAAATTATGGCTACAGGTAGCGAAAGAAGGGGAACAAAGAAAGGAAAGAAGGGAAAGTTTAGGACTCCAAAACTAAGCGATGCACAGAAGCGATCTAATAGCCTAGCTAGATCGTTAAAAGTTAAGGGGGCAAAAACTCACACAAGCACAAATAATTCAGCCGTGCCGTTTTAAGTTATGAACAAAGATACCAAGATTTATATTTTATCAGGGCTTATTGTAGGATTAGAAGCAGCAGAATCCGAAGCTAACGAGTATCACCGGACTATGGGCGGATTTAATCAATACGGCCATGACTCACTTGACGAAAAAGTTAGTGAAATAAGTAAGGTAATTGATTTTGTAAGGACTATGTAAGCAATGGACTTAGATACCAAAATAATTATTTTATATGCTTTACGTGTAGGTTTAGATTCAGCTCAATCAGAGGCTAATGAATTTCATAATGCAAACAGAGGCTTTAGGCAATATAGGCATGACGAAATGGACGAAAACATAAAAAGAATAAAGAGCGCGATAAGGATAGTGAGTATATTGTAATGGCTAAGAAAACAATGTGCATGGGCGATGCTATCGCTCTATTCAGAATGGGAAAGAGCCTAAGAGAATGCGAAAGACAAACAGGTATTTCATTCAGTAGCATAAAGCGAGAAGCGGTAAGAATAGGAGCGATTAAAGGCGATTTGATACAGCTAACCAATTCAATGGTAAAGGATAAAATTGAAATTGGCACATTAGATGGCACAACGGCACAACATGTGCTAAATGAAGTTGACGAAATCGTTAAGCACACCATTTTCTTTAATAATGCAACACTTAAAAATTGCAGCATTATGATGAAGAAGGTTGGCGTTGATATGGAGATCGTAGAGCATAAGATGGTACAAGAGACACTAAGCAAGGCTAAAGAAACAGTTCTAGGAAAGACCCCAGAAACCGCAGTCCAGATAAACAACACACAGCAAGCGGCGATCACAAGTAATGGCATCACTAAGGAGGGTATAGCCAGTATTCACGAGGCACTAGGCATCATTGGGTAATGCAAAGGTCATCCCTGAAAACTCGAAAGCAATATTTTTGCCCTATCAACAGAGATGGATTAAAGACAGCTCACTCTTAAAACTGTGCGAGAAAGCCAGACAGATAGGCGTAACCTGGACAACAGCATACAGGGCGGTAGAGTGTACTGGCACAGAAGGGAATAAACACGATCAATGGGCTACTTCACGAGATGAACTACAAGCAAAGCTGTTTATAGAGGACTGTAAGCTATTTGCACGGGTTCTGAACATTGCAGCAAAAGACTTGGGTATGCAGGTCATTGACGAAAAGACACGCAACACAGCATTAGTGCTAGAGCTTACAACGGGTAAGCGCATTATGTCTATGTCAAGCAATGCCGATGCTCAAGCGGGTAAACGAGGGCGAAGAATCCTAGACGAGTTTGCACTACACCCAGACCCCAGAAACTTGTGGGCTATTGCTTATCCTGGTATCACTTGGGGAGGCAACATGGAAGTAATAAGCACACACAGAGGAAGTCACAACTTTTTCAATCAGCTCATTCGAGAAGTTAGAGAGAATGGCAACCCCAAAAAGATAAGCCTACATAGGACAACGCTACAGGATGCACTAGAGCAAGGCTTTTTGTTCAAGCTTCAGCAATCGTTATTACCAGATCATGAAGCACAGGCAATGGATGAAGCAGCCTATTTTGATTTTATAAAGAATGGCTGTGCAGATAACGAGAGTTTTGAGCAGGAATATATGTGTAATCCTGCTGATGACGATAGCGCATTTTTGGATTATGACTTGATAGCATCATGCGAATATAGCGAGTGCGAGCAATGGGAAGTTGACATTGAAGAACGAAAGTCGAAAGGGTCAAGGTTCTACGCTGGCTTAGACATTGGGCGGGTAAAGGACTTGACTGTGTTGTGGGTACTTGAGGTTCTAGGCGATGTGCTTTACACAAGGCGAGTCATCACGCTTCAGAACATGAGCAAGCCTGATCAAGAAAAAGTGTTGTGGCCTATCATGACACACATGGAAAGGACGTGTATTGATAATACTGGCCTTGGGATAGGCTGGACTGACGATGCTAAAGCCAAGTTTGGCATGTACCGAGTTGAGGGCGTTACATTCACCACACGCACTAAAGAGGCAATGGCTTATCCGTTAAGATCACACATGGAAGAGCGAAAAATAAGAATCCCATACGACCCAAAGATAAGAGCAGATCTTAGAGCGATCACCAAAGAGACAACAGCAGCCGGTAATATACGCTTTACAGCAGAGCGATCAATAAACGGCCATGCCGATAGGTTTTGGGCTATGGCCTTGGGCATACACGCAGCCACAACAGGCAACACGGGAAACCTGTATACACCTATTCACATAAAGAACCTTTAAATCATTAACAAGCGTTAATTTAACTATTTGATATTAAAAGATAAGCTTTCTATTAAAATCAATTTATGAGCAAATAAATGTCATTAATAGACAGGCTAACAGACAGAACAAGCGATCAATTTCTACTGGACTCCTACGAAGGTACGGGCGGGTATATCAATGGTTATTATCTGATTAGACACCCAAGAGAATCAGATGACAAATTTCTAAGACGCAGACAATTGTCAGTCTATCCAAACTTCACACGAAAGATTATTGATGTATTTATGGGCTTCCTATGGAAACAAGCACCAAGCCGAGAGGTTGACGAGCTTTACACACAATTCATGGATAACGCAGATAGCGCAGGGGGCAAGTTAGATAGTCTTTTAGCTAGTTACCAACGTCTGGCAATGATATTGGGTACTGTTTATATCATCGTAGACAAGGCAATGGAGCAAGGTGAGACGATGGCGACTCAGGCCATCCCTTATATGGCTTTACGCTTAAAGGGTCAACTTGTAAACGAGCAAAAAGAATCTAACGGCGTATGGGAGTCAGTGACTTTTAGCGAGTTAGATGACAACGCTTTAATCTATCGGACTTACACCAAAACAGATTGGGTAGTGAGTAAAAAGTCTAATGGTGACGAGGTTATAAGCCAAGGTCAGCATAATCTTGGAGTCGTACCCGTTGTGCGCTTGCACATATCTAAGCCTCTTAATCCAACGGATAGCAAAAGCCAGTCCTGGGCGTTCGACCTTGCCAACCTTAATTGGGATTTATTCAACTTAAGGTCAGAGTTAAGGGAGTTATTCAGATCTCAAACATTCGCTATCCTTGCGCTTCCAGTAGCCGACTCAAACGAGGCCGAGAGACTTAAGGACATGACGATAAGCACCGAAAATGCTCTGACTTATAATCCTAATGGGGGTGGACAACCGCAGTTTATAGCACCACCAGCAGACCCCGTACAGCTCTATATGCAAATGATTGCAAGCACAGTTGATGACATTTACAAGGTGGCTAATCTTGAATTTGTGGGTGGCGTTCAACAGTCAGGCGTGGCGTTAAGTTTCCACTTCCAGGAAGCTAACAGCTCTTTAAGATCAATGGCCGAGCAATGCGAAACAGCAGAAAACGAAGTGGCTAGGCTTATCTATTTATGGCAAGGGCAAGAGTTTAAAGGAAACATTGCTTATGCCAACGAGTTTAATATGACGGACTTAAACCAAGCCATAACAACAGCACTGGACACAGTGACATTAGGCATGGGCGCAGAGTTCGATAAGACTATCAAGAAACGTCTAGCAAAACAGATTTTAGGCAATGATACAGCCCCAAGTGTCATGCAATCTATTGACAATGAAATAGACGCAAGCGGAGACATTTACGCAAACCGACTAGCAGTGCAAGCAGTACAACCCGCCGCACCTACACCACTAATTTAAAGGCATATATGAATATTTTAAAAAAAGATGACACTATTACAGATACCTTAAGAGCAGGGAGTGTTATGTCTCTGAATGGGCGTGGCTCAATTGAAGTCAAAATTGAATCGTCAACCGTATCAATTGTTCGTATTAGAATAAATGGAACCGAGAATATAGGCCCCTATTCTACAGATGCAACCGTAACAATATCTGCTATAGAATCG